ATGATGATCCAGCACCAGTTCATACTGACAAAGCTCAATCAAAAGCTTGGATTGATGATGAATTGAGTTGGACTGATGTGTATTCCAAAAAACCTGTAGAATACCTTGAAGCAATCGCAAGAGGAGAAACACCTAAGTGGGACAACGAAAAGGGTGGTTACGTTTATGGTGACTCGTCAGTTTCCGAAGAAAGTTTCGGTGGAGGTTCTAAAAAATCCTCATACGTAGATCCACAAATGGATTCTGATATTGATTCAGATTTACCGTTCTAAATAACTTTACGAGCATAGGTCAAAAACCTATGCTCATTTTTACTTCATATTATGGCAATTAAAAAGAATGACTTCGAGAGTTTGAAGAAAAAATTTTCAACCTCTGCAAAATATAAACCCCAAAGATTTTTTGATTTGGGACCTGACTTCTTAGATGCAGTTGGACTTCCTGGTCCTGCAGTTGGACATTTGAATATGTTCTTGGGTCATTCGGATACCGGTAAAACTACCGCTTTGGTAAAAACGGCAGTTGATGCTCAGAAGAAAGGTATCCTCCCTGTATTCATTATTACTGAACAGAAGTGGAGTTTCGAACATGCCAAACTAATGGGTTTTCAATGTGAGGAAGTTGTTGATGAAGAAACAGGAGAACTCGATTGGGACGGATTCTATATTTTCAACAACAATTTTGACTATATTGAACAGATTACAGATTATATCAACAGCTTGTTAGATGCTCAAGAAAAAGGTGAGTTGGACTATAGTTTGTTGTTCTTATGGGATTCAGTTGGTTCTGTTCCATGTAAGATGACCTTTGAAGGTAAAGGTGGAAAACAACACAACGCATCTACATTGGCGGACAAAATAGGTATGGGTATCAACCAACGTATTTCAGGTTCACGTAAAGCAGATTCTAAGTATGAAAATACTTTGGTAATTGTTAACCAACCTTGGGTTGAATTACCTGACAATCCATTTGGACAACCGAAGATTAAAGCTAAAGGTGGTGAAGCCATTTGGTTAAACTCATCATTGGTATTTTTGTTTGGAAATCAAAAAGGGGCTGGAACAAACAAAATTACTGCAACAAAAGACAAGAGAAGTGTTAAGTTTGCCACAAGAACTAAAGTGTCTGTACTGAAAAACCACATCAATGGTTTAGGATACGAAGATGGAAAAATTATTGTTACTCCTCACGGATTTTTAGCGGGTAAAGAAGCATCAGAAGAAAAGACATCCATCGAAGCTTACAAAAAAGAATATGCCGATTATTGGAAAGATATTATTGGTTCTGATGGTGATTTCACCTTAAAAGAAGAAAAAGAAGATTAGTTTATTGTTCCACATTTAAATCACGAGTTGTGATTAAAACATTATTAGTTGACGGAGACAATCTGTTCAAAATTGGATTTCACGGAGTAAAAGAGTTATATAATGGTGGAGACCACTTAGGTGGAATTTACCATTTTATAAACATTATCAGAAAATTTTTAGAAGAACATAATCATGATAAAGTGGTTGTGTTTTGGGATGGAAGTTCAAACTCTTCCATAAGAAAATCCTTATATCCTCAATACAAAGCTAATAGAAAGCATGATATGAATGAGTTCAAATACGAATCATATCTACAACAAAAAGCCAGAGTTAAGCAATATTTGGAAGAAATCTTTGTTCGTCAGGTTGAAATGAAAAATAACGAAGCTGATGATCTGATTGCGTATTACTGTAAAATTTCTACAGACGAGAATATCATTATCTTTTCCGCAGACAAGGACCTCACCCAACTCATCTCAGAACGTGTTACAATATACTCTCCTACCTCTAAAATGTATTTGGGGTATGGTGACACCATTTCGATAAATAAGGTCAACATACCTCACCAAAACGTCTTATTAACAAAGATCTTCACGGGTGACAAATCGGATAACATCGATGGTATCGAATTACTAGGTGAAAAGACCTTAGTAAAACTTTTCCCTGAAATGTTGGAAAAACCATGTACTGTGGAAGAAATTTTGGATATTGCACGAAATAACACACAACCAAAAAAAATCAAAGCTTTAGAAAATATTTTGACTGGTAAAACCAAAAACGGTATACTTGGAGAAACTTTCTATGAGTTAAACAAAAAAATAGTAGATTTGTCCAACCCTTTAATTACCGATGATGGAAAAGAATTAGTAGAACAAATATACCAAGATACCATTGATCCATCTGATCGTGGTTACAAAAACTTAATGAGAATGATGATGGAGGATGGTCTCTTTAAGTATCTACCCAAAAACGATGAAGCTTGGGTTGATTTCCTCCGACCATTTATGAAACTTACACGAAAAGAAAAAAGAAACACAAACAAAATTTAATTCCTTCTATGAAAGAACAAGACAGTACAAAAATGGAATTTCTATTAACTCTCAATGACAACATTGTAGTTCAAAGATTTTTCAATGTTAGGGGTTATAACCCTAAAGCAAAAAATTCAGTTGACCTTTATTATTTAGTTGAGGAGATTGCGCGAGATTTGCAATATCACCTAAAAATGAAAACTGTAATCTACATGACAGACAACAGTGAATCTATCATGCATGATGCGTCGATTATGGATACTTCATATACTGACGGTCCTGAAATTTTTAATATTTTAATCAAAAATGGTGACACGACAATTTGTCACAGAATTTTTGATGGAAAATTTTTCCCACCAAAAGTGAGGTATACTGTGGACGTACGTCCATTCTTGAAAGATATCTTACGAGATCTTACTGACATTTTTTCATCCCAATCATTAAGTTTCAAATATTTGGATCTTGATCTAAGTAAGTGAATATTTAATAATACTAAGGGGCATATTACGACAACATGAACAAAAATTTCGATTATTTGGGGAACACATTCCAGATTCAGTTATTGAATCAGATTGTGGTAGATAAAGATTTTTCTTCTTCAATAATGGATGTTATTGAAGCGAATTATTTTGATAACAAGTATTTCAAGATCATTCTTCAAATGATCAAAGAATACTATGTAAAGTATGAGTCCACTCCAAATTTCGATACTCTCGAACAAATTGTTAAGTCTGAAGTTTCTCAAGAACTGGTTGTAAAAATTGTATTAGACACCCTTAAACAAGTTAAAGACGCTCCGTTTGAGGGGACTCAATTTGTTCAGGAAAAAGCTTTGAAGTTTTGTAAACAACAAGAACTTCAAAAGGCGATGGACAAGGCTCAGAAGATAATCACCCAAGGTGATTTCGAATCTTACGACAAAGTTGAAGGTTTAGTTCGAGAAGCGTTACAAGTTGGAGAAATCGAAAAAGGACAGTCTGATATTTTCTCTGATTTGGATACAGTTTTGGATGAGGACTATAGACATCCAATACCTATGGGAATACCTGGTATTGACAACTTACTTAAAGGTGGGCTGGCGAAAGGGGAAATCGGTGTGATACTTGCACCAACAGGTGTGGGTAAATCAACCTTAACTACCAAGATTGCGAACAATGCATTTAATCTTGGATTTAATGTGTTACAGATATTTTTCGAGGATAACAAGAAGGTTATTCAAAGAAAGCACTTCACATGTTGGACAGGAATTGCTCCTGATGATTTAAGTAACCACAAAGATGTTGTGTTTAAAAAGATTGAGGAGATTAAGGAAACTATGTCAAATAAGTTAATCCTTAAAAAATTACCATCAGACACTATGACTATGGGTCAGATTAAAAATCAAATTCGTAAAATGATTGCTGATGGAACAAAGATTGATATGATTATTTTGGATTATATCGACTGTGTAACACCTGAAAAGGCATTGGAGGATGAATGGAAATCTGAGGGTTCAGTTATGAGAGCGTTTGAGGCGATGTGTCATGAATTGGATATTGTGGGATGGACGGCAACACAAGGTAATAGAAGTTCTATTTCATCTGATGTTGTAACTACTGACCAAATGGGGGGTTCAATTAAGAAAGCTCAGGTAGGGCATGTCATCATTACGGTGGCAAAATCACTACAACAAAAAGAGTTAAATCTTGCAACTATTGCGATTACAAAATCTCGTATAGGTAAAGACGGGGTGGTATTTGAAAACTGTAAATTCAACAATGAAATGTTAGAAATTGACACTGAAAGTACTACAACATTCTTAGGACTTGAAGAACAAAAAGAAGAGAGAAATCGAAATAGAATTAAAGAAGTTATGGAGAAAAGAAAACAACAATCAGTATAATTATTAAAACACAAGAAGATAAAATTATGGAAAAAATATTAGTAGAAAACCCAAACAGATTTGTAATATTCC